GATCATGCAACAGTGTTGCACTCTAAGAAAACTGTTTATAACCTGATTGACACAGAGAAGGGTTTTAAAGAGAAATATGAAGAATTTGATAAAGTATGTCAAAATATTCAATTATGATAATAGCAATTATCTCGGTTGTATTTGCAGTTCTGATTTATTTATCAGAAATGCAGTATCATAAAAAAGTAAGTAATGATTAGAATATTACTGATAATATTTTCAGCACAGTTACTTACATCAGTAATTATTTACCTGATTACTGAAACTGTTGCTTTTAAAATGTTCAGTATTAATCCTAGAATTGATCCTGTATCATTTTCAAATAACTGCCTTTATCTGAGAAATATACCTATTGTTTCTCAACTACTGCTTTTCTGTTTAATAATATTTTTAATAGTAATCAGAAATGAAAACAACAGAAACGCTTGATAATATCATAAAACAATATCTTTCAGAGATATCAGTTAGCTTGAATTCAATTCAGACTTACAACACTTATTTAAAGTCATTCTACAGATATTGCGATATTCTTGGTCTGAATAAACGTGAGCTTTCCCTTGCAAATATTATTGAGGTTCTTAGGTATGTTGAAAAAAGTAAGTCAAGAAACTATCTAATATCATTGACCATTATTTTAAAAGCTTTTTACCGTTGGATGGATGAAAAGAATTATCAAGATAATATCATTAAATCAATCAGAATTCCTAAAAGGAAAAAAACATATAGCAAGGAAGCTTTAACAGATCAGGAAATAATTAAGCTTCTTTCAATATTCACCCGGATAACATTCAAAGAAAAAAGAGATTATGCAATTGTGATGATGATGCTTGTTAATGGTTTGAGATGTGTTGAAGTATCCAGGATAATCCAGGAAGATATAATTCAGAAGAATAATAAGATGTGCTTATACATACAGCGAAAAGGGCATACTGAAAAGGATTCGATTATTCAGATTGATGAAGTATACACCAATGCACTTGAAGATTACATGAGTGATCCTGATTATGTTCTTAACGAATCAACATCGCTGTTTTACAATCTCAGAAATTTAACACCAATAACAAGGCAGCAGATAAGTAGAATGGTAAAAGATTATATGATCAAAGCAGGTATTAAAACAAAGAAGCTAACAGCCCACAGTTTAAGACATACGGCTGCTGTTATAGCTTTCAGTAGTGGCCGTGATATACATGAAGTACAGCTCTTCTTAGGTCATACTAAGTCAGAGGTCACAGAGATATATCTTAAGACACTGAGCAATGAAATAATCATGAAGAATGATATATCAAAGAATATCATGAATCATATCAATAAACTTGAAATCAAACAACAATCATGTAATTTGTTAGTTTAGCGTTTATTTTGTTAAATATCAATGAGAATAAGGAAAGTAGATATATATTTTAAACCAAATAAAAAAATGAATAAAATTTGTAAAAATATGAGATACAGGGGGGTGAAATTCCTTAGCCTTATCCCAAATGTAAACGGTGCAAAGCCTTTCTGTGTGCATGTGCAAAATTGGATTAAATAATATACTCTTTAAAGATATGAAAGGAAGAAAAATAATACCTGATCAGATAAAAGTACTTAAGGGAACAGACCAGAAGTGCAGACTTAATTCAGGTATGAATATTCAAACTATAAAATCAATTGATGAAATCAAAGCATCAAATAAATCTATATTAAAATCAAAGAGGGCAAAGAAAATATTTTTAGAAAAAGCAAACCAGCTGATTAATTATAAAATGCTTTCAGTACTTGATCTTGAACAGCTTGTTGTTTATGCTTTCTCATTAGATGAACTTTTTATGGCAATGGATCAGATTCAAAAACCTGATTTTGAAAGGTTCATTAGGGTAAGTGATAAGTTAAATGAAGTTTCAAGGTATGTGGAGAATCCACATTTAAAATATTTCCGTGACTTGTTTTTTATAGTTAACAAGATTGGGAGTGACTTTGGTTTTTCTCCTGTATCCAGGATAAAGATGAAAGATATGTTTTTGAATAATAAAGAAAAGAATGATGAACCTTTTGGTGATTTATAATAATGTCAACAAAATTACACATAGCTGAACAATACGCAATTGATGTTATCAATGAAAAGATACCTGCATGCAAGTGGATAAAACTTTCATGTGAAAGATACTTCAATGATATTGATAACAGTGTTGAAAAGGGATGGCACCATGATAAGGTTGCAGCTAACCGGGTTATAAATTTTTTTCATAAATATCTTAAACACTTTCAAGGAGAATGGGCAGGTAAGCCATTTATGTTATTGCCCTGGCAACAATTTGTAATCTGGAATCTATATGGCTTCATAATGTCAGATGGAAATAGAAGGTTCAAAGAAGCAGGGATATTTGTTGCCAGGAAGAATGGCAAAACTGAACTTGCTGCTGGCTTAGGTTTATTTGCGATGGGACCTGACAAAGAACAAGCTGCTGAAGTTTACAGCGTGGCAAAAGATAAGGAGCAGGCAAAGATATCATTTATGAAAGCAAAGGAAATGGTTAAAAATTCTCCTGCTTTGATGAAGGTTTATGAACCACTTGCAAACTCTATTTATTCAGAATATTTTGTTTCAACATTCAAACCTTGGTCAAGTGAAATGGGTGGTAATAAAGATGGTTACAATCCACACTTTGCAATTGTAGATGAGTATCATGCTCACTCCGATGATTCAATGATATATGCAATTGAATCAGGATTAGGAGCAAGAAAGCAACCTATTGTTTTTAAGATTACAACTGCAGGTTTCAATCATGAAGGTCCTTGTAAAAACTATCAGAATATTTGTCAGAAGGTGCTTGATGGAGTTATTGAACAGGATAATTTGTTCACCATGATTTTTACAGTTGATGAAAATGATGATTGGGAAAAAGAAGAATCCTGGATAAAAGCAAACCCTTCATATTCTGACATTTCAACTATCCCCGGATTTCTAAAGGATATGTATGATAAATCAAAGAATGATCCCACTAAGATTGTAAACTTCAAAACAAAATGTTTGAACATCTGGGAAAAAGCTGCAAAGACCTGGATAGAAAAAAAATATTGGGATTCATGTGCTGAAGAATATACAGCAGAAAGTTTGTTTGGTGAAAAATGTTATTTAGGGATGGACCTTTCAGACAGTTTTGATATCACTTGTATATGTGCATATTTTCCATTCTTTAAAAAATACTTATGGTGGTATTTTCTTCCTGAAGATAGATTACAGGATGATACTAATGGATATAAATATATTAAGTGGGTTAATGAAGGATGGTTGATTATTACACCAGGTAATGTGATTGACTATGATAGAATAAGAAATTTACTTTCCGGTTATGAAGTAATTGATGGAGCTATCAAATATAATAAGAATTGCATCATCCAAAATTACAATGTTCAGTCAATGGCTTATGACCCTTGGAACGCTAAGCAGTTAGTTATTAAGCTTCAAAATGATGATGGTTTAACGTGTAACCAATTCAGACAAGGGTTTGCATCATTCAGTTATCCAACCAAAGAATTTAAAAAAGAAATATTAGGAAATCAAACAAAGCATAATAATAATCCAATTACTAACTGGATGATATCTAATGTAGTTGAAAGTATTGATCCTGCCGGAAATATTAAACCTGACAAGAAAAAAAGTCAGTTTAAAATAGATGGTGTTGTAGCTGCTATCATGGCCCGTGGTGAAGCCTTGACATTTGAAAATGAAGTTGAAGAATCTTATGAAGTTAAAACTATTTAATATGGATTTACCAAACTGCAAACCGTATCCAAAACAGATCATGGAAGTTGATACAACTGAAGGGTTTATAAAATTATTCTGGAAGTATTTGCCAGAATTCTCCAAAAATGAAGATGCTTATGAAGCTGCTGAACGATATCGTGGAATATATTTTCCAAAACGAATGTATTCAAATTATGAAAGTTTCAGATTGACAATGAATTATTTAAAGAGAAATAAGAAAGCTCCTTTTAGTAGCGTAACAAAACAAAAATAAAAGCATATGAGAAATTATAAGATTAAAAGGTACAGTGGTATAGTTAAAGAATTTGCACTTTATGTATATGAAAATAAACTTATTCTACAAGTTGATGGCTTTGAGTATACAGCAAAATATCCCTGGATAAAAGAAGATTATACATTATTGGATGTCAATGAAAAGTTGTTTGATCTGATGATGTTTGTGCTTCTGTATAAGCTTGATACAATTAAGCTTCCAGAAGTTGAATCCCTTGTGGAAGATTGTTATGAAAATGTTGTATCTTATTCCGGTGGTGTTGATTCTACTGCAGCACTTTATTTAACTGGTGGAGTTCCTATTCACATATACAGAAGCTTCAATGAGAATTATGAAAACAGACAGATCAGAGCTTGTGATGAAGTTGGAGCATTAAGGGTTGTCACAGATTTTGAAAGAGTTCGTGAAGTATATGGTTTAAGGCATGGCTTTAATGTTGGTTGTGGTTATGCTTCAATGTATATACCAGTGCTTCCAATTTTAGAAGCAAACACAATTGCACTTGGGATAGTGTTTGATGATCTTGCTTTTAATTACTCTGATCCATTTACATATAATCAAAATTTTGAGAAAAGTGGTTTGTTCCATATTTCTCAGGTATTAAGTGAATATGAAATATTTATTACGTGTCCTGTTGCCGGGTTAAGTGAAGTGCTCACTGTTGATATAGCAGATAGATCAGGTATTAAAAGTTTTTCTTCATGTCATACTGTTGGTTCAGATAATAGTTGCCTGGAATGTTATAAATGTTTCAGAAAAGAAGGTATAAGAGGAAGAAAACTTGATGTTGATAATCCTGATATATTTAAAAACTTGATTAGAATACTTCAAAAAAAACCATTAAAAATGGCTGCTTCAACAATCTATGCAATTCAAAAAGCAGGTTATACACAACCAATATTTCAAAGGTATATGAATATTGATGTTTCATGGTGCGAAAGAATCAATGAACCTATTACTAAAATGTTTAATCATGGATGGATTTTGGATTTTAATAACCATGAGATTCAGACAGAAAATGACCATGATAAGATTATTGAATTTGTATCCATGATAAATGATGATAAACTATATAAGATATGATCAGGCGACAATATACTGATGAAGAGATTGAAACTTTAAGAAGGTTATTTCCTGACATGAAAACTCAGGACCTTGCTGATCAGTTGGGATGGACTTACAGGCAGGTAGCCAATACGGCCAGCAGATACAATATACGTAAATCTGAAAACTTTAAAAAAACAATATGGCCAAAGTTTGATGGTACTGAAGGTTTACCATTTCGATTTAAAAAAGGATTGATTCCACACAACAAAGGGAAAAAGATGAATCCTGTAGTATATGAAAAATGTCAGGCTACAATGTTTAAAAAAGGCAATAAACCTCACAACATTAAGTATGATGGATATGAGAGAATAAGTGTTGATGGTTACAGAGAAGTAAGATTGAGAAAAGGAAAGTTTGCTTCACTACACCGTTTGATATGGGAGCAACACAACGGACCAATTCCATCAGGAATGATTGTAGTATTTAAAGACTACAATAAACTGAATTGCAATATTGAAAACCTCATGCTTATTTCAAGAGTTGACAATATGCAAAGGAATACAATTCACAGATACCCTGAAGAATTAAAAGAGATAATTAAAATAAACTGTAAACTAAAAAAAAGGATAGAAAATGGCAAAAAACAAAATGTGTGATCTACGTGATCACTTATTTGAAACAATTGAAAAGTTAAATGCAAGCACTGATCCTACAGCTGATGCTTGTGAGAAAATGGATGTTAAGACAGCTGAACAAATTAGTAATGCTGCAGGAAAGATTATTGATAGTTATAAAGTCGAAATTCAGGCTTTGCAAATATTATCAAAGTGTAATAATCTACAGTTTTTAACTGAAGGATTACAAAAGTCAGGTATCATTAATAACGAAGTAAAACAGTTGGGGGAATAGGGTATGAGTTATGGAGGAATCATGTACATGCTTGAGTGTCAATTAAGTGAAAAAATTAAAGAAGCTGAATTGAATAAAAAGTTAAAAGAAACAGGCGGTGGCTTTTCAAAGGAATAATTTGAAGTTTTTGAAAAACTTGCTGAAGTTCATATTTCATATATGAAACTAAAAACAACACATCCTTCAGATCACGGAGAATGGGTGACAGCTATTCATACACTTCAATATTTGTTATCAATGCGAATATTACAAAGGGAACATCCTGAATTATTTGTGACAATAGAAAAATAAACCAGAGGAGGAAACACTATGAGCAATAACGCAATTTATCAACCAAAAGGAAAAGCAGGGGAATACGCTAAATGGGCTTGCAACTTCTACGTAGGCTGTTTGAACGGATGTACTTACTGTTACCTTAAAAAAGGAATAGGGTGTAAAACACTTGGAGGAAATGTGCCGACTTTAAAGAAATGCTTTAAAGATGAGAATCACGCTTTAGAAGTGTTTGAAAAAGAACTCAAAGCGAATGTGGTCGAACTTAGGAAACATGGTTTATTCTTCTCATTTACTACTGATCCTATGCTGCCTGAAACAAGAATGTCAACATGGTATGCATTTGAGCAATGTTATTATAGTAATGTACGTCTTATAATATTAACAAAGCGTACTGATTTTATGGATGATGAATATATAAATGATCTTACTGATGAGGCGAAGAAATACATTGCTTTTGGCTTCACACTTACAGGACACGATGAATTAGAGCCTAATGCTTCGACTAACTCTGAACGTATCGAAGCAATGAAAAAACTCCACGATGCAGGCTTTAAAACGTGGGCAAGTATTGAGCCGATAATTGATTTTGGATCGAGTTTTGATATGATTTCAATGATATCCGAAATATGTGATTTATATAAAATTGGCTTAGAATCAGGTAAAATTTATCATAAAAGAGACTTACATTATTTTGTTCACAGCGTGGTGAGATTTTATAAAGATGATAAAATATACTTCAAAGATTCCCTTCTAAAAGCAGCAGGAATAGACCGTAAGGATTTACCGTTTAATTGTGTTGATAGTGATTATAATATTTTTAACGAATAGGAGGAATAATAAAATGATAGTAGACCTACTTAAAGAGCAATTAGCTGAATATATGGAGCAATTTAAAGCTAATCAATCAGAATGTATTCAGTTGATGAAAGAGGGTAAAGAATGGGAAGAACACGCCAGAAAAGGAGCAGGGTTAAAAATGATGATAGAAGTTACCCTTTTAGAAATCAAAAAATATAGTAATTAACCACCTCCCTAACAGGGAATAAAAGAAAAGAAAATGAAAATCGGATTAATAGATATTGATAGCCATAATTTTCCAAATATTCCATTAATGAAAATTTCAACATATTTCAAAAAACAAGGCGATGAAGTTGAACACGCTACCTTTGGTCACTATGACAGGTTGTTTATATCTAAAATATTCGATTTTTCAAGTGACTTTGATAATAGTCTAATATTTTCAGATGAAATTATAAAGGGTGGAACAGGTTATGATTTAAAAAATAAATTACCTGATGAAATTGAAAACACCGATCCAGATTATTCTATTTATCCAAAGTATGATTTTTCAGTACAATTATTTTCACGAGGTTGTATAAGAAATTGCCCTTTCTGTATAGTGAGAGAAAAAGAAGGGTATATAAGACCCGTTGAACCTATGAATCTAAATCCAAACGGAAAGCATATTGAAATATTAGATAATAATTTCTTTGCCAATCCTAATTGGAAAAATGCGATTGATTATCTAATCAAAGCTAAACAGCCTGTAAATTTTCATGGTGTAGATATTAGAATTATGAATGAAGAACAGGCTTATTATCTGAATCAATTAAAGCATATTAAACAAATACATATAGCATGGGATAATGCCAAAATTGATTTAACTGATAGAATTAAAGAAATGACAAAGTATATAAAACCATATAAAATTATGTGTTATGTACTTGTCGGATTTGATTCTACACCTGATGAAGATATGTATAGGATTCAAAAATTAAGAGAATTAAATGTTGATCCATTTGTAATGCCATTTGACAAATCAGATAAATATCAAAAAAGATTTGCAAGGTGGGTGAATCATAAAGCAATTTTTAACACAGTAAAATACGAGAATTATAATTAATTAACCCTCTAACGGGAACTAAAAGAAAAGAAAAATGAAATCAATAAATGAAACCGGTAAAATGACTTTAAAGTTTAGAGCTGAAGAAACGGATAAGGTTTGTAAAGGGTGCTGGGGTGAAACCCCAGCTACATATAAGTGTTTTTTATTGATTGATTCTTTTGGACCATGCTTATATTGTTTCCGACCAGACAAAAAGAATATAGTTTATAAATTGATAAAACGTTAATAATGAAAAACTTAGTTAGCTTAGACCTTCAGAAACCTCAGTACTGTGAAAACTGTATCCACTTCAGACCATCATTGAAATTAACTAAGATATTTACCGGAAACTGTGTGAAATTTCATAAGATGAAAATTGAAAAGAGTTACCATGATGGTAAAAACTGCATCCACTTCAAATTGAAAGTTGCTTCAAAATAAGCTTCCTTTCATTTATGTAAAATCTTTACACCCTTATCTGTTATTTACTCCATACATTTGGGCTTGCTAATATGTTTCAAATGAATGTTCTGAGTAATATCTGGCAATGGCTTTCAAAGAATAGTAAATGGTTATTGCCTATAGCATTTAACTTATATGAATTCATTGCAAGACAGATTAAAAAACACAACGGTAAAGATAAACCTTGCACCGGCAATAATATTTCTGTTGAAGCAAAAGAACAGGATATGGCTCAGAAAGAAAATAATTAAATTTTTTAGAAATGAAAAAAATCATGTTATTCACATTGCTGATGATCGGATTGATAATTCCGACAATGGCACAAGAAGTTGCAGCTGATGGTAGTTTTATAGACTACTTTGCAACACTGGCAAGCCTTGCTGCTTTTAACGTTGTAGTTACTGCAGCAATTATAAAGCTCTTTAAAGAAACAACTGCACTCATTAAGCAATTAATAAGTGTAGGTGTTGCTCTTGCACTTTGCACGATTGGTTGGTTTTTTAAGTTAGGAATATTTATAGATACTCAGTGGTATATGATATTTGTTTATGCTATTGGTGTAGCTTTTCCTTCTAATGGTTTCTATGATATTATTAAGACATTGCTGAAGTTATTTGGGGTTATTAAAAAGAAATAATAGTTTGTCGGAATCCTTTTTGAACATCCTTTATTTTTGAATTATTACTTAGGCAAACCGGGCTTTAAAAGCCCGGTTTTATTTTATGTAAAAACTTTACACCCTTTTGTGTTTTAAAGCCCATACATTTGAATCAAAATTGAAATTCATATGGGTTACTTAAAACTATTTGGTAAGACAATTTTTGAAACAGGAAAGGACAGCAGATCCATGTTTCAGGATTCTTACATAAACAATTCAAGCAGCAGTGACCAATGGGATGATTTCTGGGGAAATCAAACAGATAAAGTAAAACTTAATCATTCTACAGTACTTACTTATTCAGCAGTATGGAGAGCAGTACAACTTGTATCTGGCTATATTGCCAGCCTTCCATTTTCCGTTTATCTCGAAGATTCTAATTCAAATCATATTGTTCAGTATTCACACCCTTTGCAAAATCTGTTGCATAGAGCTCCATCAAACCTTTATACTTCATTCACTTTCCGGGAAAGATTGATGCAGTATCTTTTATTGTGGGGTGATGGTATTGCTTTGATACTTCGTGACAATTTTTACCAGGTGAGAGGTTTTAAGCTTTATCATCCACGTGAAGTTGTTGTTGTTGAAAAAGGTGAAGAACTATGGTATCATTTCCCTGACATTAAAAATGTTGTACCTGCAACAAATGTTATTCATATTCCTGCATTTGGTGATGGCATTCGTGGACTTGATCCAATAACAGTTGCCAGGGAATCATTAAGAGGTGGTTTGATTTACCAGTTCACCGGAAATAAATGGTTTGAAAATGGCCACATGAATGACAGGTATGTTCAGTATCCAGGACAAATGACACCTGAAAAATATAAAGCTTATGCTGAAAGCTTAAACAAAGCTTACCAGGGAATGAAAAATGCAGGGAAAATTCCAATCCTGGAGAATGGTGCAGAGATGAAAGCAATAGGCATGAAGCCTGAAAACATGGAATTTCTTAATT